GCGAATCCTATCCGAAGGAGAGCCCCAAGAGGTATCCGCAGAGAGCACCAGAGGAGTGCTAAAGTTTGTCCTTTGCACAGGGCGATCTGCGAGGTTGATATTGACATCAACAATGTCTTCAACTGTGAAAACATTTGCCATTATTGTCTCCTAGTTTTCGTTAGCTAACTTAGTATCATCAGAGAGCATTCTTTGGAATGCTATGTTGCATCAGGGGATGATGCTGACGGAGTGATGACAAAATCATCTTCCGTGTGATCGTCGAGAGTGCCTTCGGTATTGATGTGCTCGATGAATCCATCGGAATTGACAGTGGTTGTCTTCTGAACGAAGTTGAATGACACTGACATCTGGGCTCTCTGTTCAATCTTTGTTTCATCAATGGCTCTCGAAGCATTACGCACCATTGTCGATGCTGTGATGCCAAGGCCATTGTCTTGGAGCACTTTCTTTGTATTCTTATTGCGAAGGCCAAAGGCAATTTGCTGTGCTCTGCTCAGAGCCTGTGCTCCGTAGACAAAGAGATTCACATAGCCAATGAAGTTGTTGTATGTGATTTGCTCTGCTGTGTCTGGGTCAACCGCTGTGTCCCACCCTGTCTTCACTGAGACAGGCTCGACATCACTTAGCCTGAGAGCAATGTATTGCCCCGAAGGAGCGTTGAAATTATCTTCGAGCATATACACTGTTTCATTGGCGTTCACCTCAGAGATGAATGTGAAGAACACTTTGTAGATAGCATCTTCGAGAGTGTCTGTGGGATCGTAGACAATGCTCATCGTTCATTCTCCTCGGTGACATAGGCGTGGTAGTGATCTTGGAGCCCTGTCTGCCAATTCTCCACGCGAATCACTTTGAACCATGCTCCGTCAATCTCCACCTTGTCATGGAGAGTGGCTGTGCCTTCATTGGCAGATGTCAAAGGCGTCGTAGTGAACACTTGGTAAGCCCTGCGATCCCTGTAGCCTTCTGGGAGAGCATTGGTCTTGTCTCCGGGAACCGGGTGAACCCCAGCATTTTCTACGGTGAAAGCTGTGGTTTGCTCCGTCACCCTGTTGAAATCATCTTCCACTTGCTCTACATGCAAGGCATTCAACGTCTTCCTTGGTATTAGCCGAGGCTTCCATGTGTTGTTAATGAATGTGTCCATGAGCCTCCTTAGTCATAGCTGATCTTTGTGTCGATTTGCTTAGGGAGCCATCCTTGCTCATGCAATGGCGCATTGAAACCTTTGCGATCAATGGTTGACTGAGCGTTGTCTTGGTAAATCATCGGAGCCAAGGCAATGTAAGCGAGAATGCCCTGCTCTTGGTGATTCGCTGCATCCTTGATGGCTTGGCGAAGGCTGTGTGTTCCTCGCTGGAATCTCACATAATTGTCCTTGAGAGCCTTAGCTGTTTGAAGCTCTCTCTCAAAGGCTCCGTCTGTCATAAAAGGACGCTCGGGAATCTCTGTAGTGCCATTGTTGTTAATCGAAGCAATCTCGTAGGCTGTGGCTCCGCTGCGAGGATGTTCTCCGCTGTCCTCAAAGAACCCTGTCCTAGCTGTGATGTCCCCCTTGTGAGCCTGTCTGAGAATCCTGTCAAGGCCCTTTGTCTCTAACCTAGACTTACCCATTGCTTGTCTCCAAAAACGTCTCACAGACTATCTGTGAAGCTCTCACGGCCTTTCACGCCATTCCCAAGGGACGTATGTGTCATAGTCCTCGTATTCTTCGTAGGTGCCACCAACTTTCGGGAATGGCCTAGCTGAATCAGGGTCATTGGCTACGCGATTCTTCTCCTCCTTGGATACACCACCAAAGATATGGAGATCATAGCCATAGTTTTCGTCAGCCGGAGGATTGTTCTTGTAATACTCGTAGAGATCCTTGATGGATTCGTAGGTGAGGTTTGCATAGACCTCCACCTCTGTACCACCTTCGCGTTCCCTACGCCTTTCTGAGCGTTTGGCAAGGATACCTTTGAGAATCAGCAAAGCATCCACTGTCGCTGCCCAAATACGATATTGCTCAGATTGCTCTGTGTACTTTGTCAGCAAACTGTCGATGACATTATCTTCGAGTGTATAAGGCTCTACAATGTCACCAATGTTGTACCTAACCTTGCCAATCTCTGTGCTGTAATCCGCTGGCATTACCTTGTATCCTCTGCCCATTGAAGATGAATTTCGACATATCCTTGGTTAACACCTTGCTCAATCTCTAGGCGAATTGCGTAGGTGTCATTCGGAGCCAATATCTTATGCTTAGTGATGCCTGTGGCTGCTGCGATACCTCGTTGCCCACCTGCGGATGTCGCTGGAATAAGTCTACGTGATTCTGGGACTGAATCTGTGGTGTCCAATGCTCCGTCAGCCACTTTATGGATCACAGTGCCGGATGTATCTGTATCTTCTTGGTTCAATGGCTCAGATACAATGTGTTCTCCCAGCTCACCAACGAGGACAGGTTGTGGGTATTGCAAAGCTCTCACAGGGCCATTTGTCGCTGTATACACAACGGAATAAAGGATTGTGCTTTTGTCAGGAGGTGTCTGGATATAGAGCCAAGAGAATACCCCGTCTTGTACGTCGAATTCCGGGGTAGCTTCAAAGGCTTTACCTTCGACAATGTATCTATCCAAGGATGTATCAATGACATCGCTTGGCATGGATGACCAGCCCATAAAATCTCCTAGTGTTGTCTGTGCTTTTCTTAAAGCCTCTCTAGGAAAAGCCTTAGAAAAACACAAAGAGGGCCGGAGCCCCCTTTGCTAATGCCACGTTACGGAGTTGTAGTCTTGTACAGCTTGATAAGCGTGGTCGGCTTAGTGCAGAAATACAGCGGAGCTGTCTCCACTTGCAGTTCGTGGAATTCATCCTTGGGATCGGTGAATTCAAAGGCGAACATTTCTGCGCCACCAACGTTAGCCCCGGAGAGCTTAGCGTTCGGGCCGACATAGCCACGGAACAGGTCGCGTACTCGCGGAATAACGTGGGCTTCGTCGTCAGCCACAGCTTTCTCAGTGGAACCATCCGGGAGTACGAAGACAGCCGGGTAAGTCATGAAGCGAACGCCACGATGGACGAACATATCAGTGATACCCCAGCTCATGTAATCGGAGATGTCACGCTGATACTGGCTGTTGGAAGCCGCGTTGAGATAGCTCTCGCGTACCTTCGGATGGTCAATGAGCGCATCGAAGAATGTCTCAGAGCACATCACGTCAATGCCTTCGACAGTGCCGCCTGATTTCAGATTGCTCTGAACTTGGCGTTTGATGTCGGAAATCTTGGCATCGACATTGGTACTCGAAGTGTCGAGTTGCATACCAATCTCAGGCTGTGCAACGCCAAACTCAGTAAACATATCAGCGATAGTGGTGCCATCGGGAGTTGCTGTAACACCCTTAGCTGCCTGCACCATCATGTACTCGTGTGTCTGGTCAACACGCCGCCGCATGTCTTCGAGCTTGGTCAGGCGAACATTGGCGAGGGTTTCCTCCATGTCAGGAGTACCCGGCATACGCCAGCCTTGAAGATCATCCGGGGTGATGTAATCGTGATGCTTGAAGTAAGCAAGTTGCAGAGCGAAGGTCGATACATCCCGGTCTTTACCTACGGTTGCCTCGCGGGTGCCACGCGGAACCTGCGGAAGCAGAGTGATGTCAGCTTCGTTCTTGTCAAAGACAATCGCAGTTTGGCTCGAAGGACGGACATTGAAATAACCTTGAGATTTCAGCCAGCCATATTGATTGGGAACCTCGTTGATTTCCTCAGTCCAATCCGTAACGCGGGAAAGGTTCTGAATACTGCGTGTAATAGGCATTCTTAGTTAGCTCCTAGCTTTCTATGTATTCTGTTGGGTTACACAGTGGTGAGGGTGTCGATACCGAGGTCTTCCAGCTCGGAAACCACAGTGTCAATGCTACGAGATGCGTCGATTTTCAGTGCATCCTTGCTTACCGAAGCAGGGCCACGGAACATCACGGCAACGTCTGTGTTGGTTGCAGCGTCAAGATCAATATTCTCAAGGACAATCGCTGCGGCTACTTCGGAGCCATCGGCTGCGCCAGCTACGGAAATCTTGTAGTCTGTGCCGTCAAAGCCAAGCACTGTGCCCACTTCGTAGCTCGTTGCAGATGCTTCGTTGGCAGTGACTTGCTTACGTGTATAGCCAACGTGTGTGCCTTCTTCGTACTTAACGAGATTACCCAGCTTTTCGTCGCGGGTGCCAAGTTGAGTCATTTGTTAAAACCTCCGAGGTTACTTAGATTTGTTGTAGCGTTCAGCCATGAGCTTCTTGATGGTGGACTTAGACTTCTCATCTTCATCCACTTCAAGGGACTCGCCCTCATCGCCACGCTCGTCATCGACAATGGCTTCGTCGATGGCATTGCGAGCATTTTCAAGAGATTCCATTACAGCGCCGATGCCTTCATCGTCTTTGTGCTGGTAAAGGAAGGTAGCTACCGTTTCTTGATGTTGCTCGGGAATAAAGGAATACCCGCCGACAAGCTCTTTGTATTGAGCCTTGGCTGCTTCCTCTTGTTTTGCTTGGTATTGCTCAAGCTGTTCACGCAGAGGCTGTGCCTTCTCCTCTGCCATCGCGCTGAGCTGTTCTTGAACTTTCGGGGATTCCAGAACTTTCTGAATTCCATCCTCAGAACTAAGGAGTTCTTCGATATTCATTTCGTTGTCTTCCTCAATGTGTTCTTGAGTGGGTTGTGTTTCGGGAAGCTCCTCTTGAGATCCCTCTGCTTGTTGTGGCTGTTCTTCTTGAGAAGCCTCAGCTCGTGTTGAGTCTTTTCGCCAAAAGCGCATCGGCATAGCCTCTACCTCATCTCCTAGATCAGCAAGGTATTCATAGAAATCGTTGGTTGTCATAATGCGATCAGCCAAGCCCATGTCTGTGGCTTCCTGAGCATCAAACATCTCGGCTTGCGTAGCCATCACCTGAGAAGGTGTCATTGAGATGTTGTCTGAGACAAAATCAACGAATTGCGTGTAGAGCTTATCTACGTCTTCCTGTAGTCCTTCCTTGAACTGTTCCTTGAAAGTCCCGTCTTCGTTGTAGGGAATCTTGGATTCACCTGCGTAAATAAAGGTAAGCTCTGTTCCCTCAGCCACTTCCTTGGGAAGCTCGTTGAAAATCTTGATGACAACGCCGATTGACCCTACCTTGGCCATTGGATTGACAATGATTTCATCGGCAACGCAAGTCAGGGCATAAGCGGCGGAAGCGGAGGTTCCATCGACATACGCTAAGAGAGACACATCATTTTCTTGGCAAATGTCTCTGATATACGCCGCTGTCTCGAAATTGTGATACGCTTCGCCACCCGGCGAGGACACATCCAGAGCAATGCGATCAGCGCCTTGCCTAATGGCTTCCTCAACGTCTGATTCGAGTTGTTGATACGTTGTCATGCCACACAGTGCAGCAATCCCTGTAAACTCATAGGATAGCGGGCCATCTACAGGGATAACCGCTGTGCCATTCTCTACGCTGACTCGTTCCCGAGCTGTGCTCTGAGAGAAGTCCTTGCTTTCCTTAGCAAGTTGCTCGAAGTATCCTTCGTTACGTTGCCCAAGATAGCCAAGGAGATCATCAAAGGCTGATGCTTCGATCAGATGAGGCTTATTCTTGAGTGACTTTGTAAGCCTGATAAGTTCATGGCTCATTACATAGCTCCTGTTTCTTTGTGATTCCAAGCCTCCTAAGCATTTTCATTGTTACTCACGCTGTCATCACCATTGCTTCCATCGGCATCTCCTGTTCCAGAAGGCATACCTTCGGTGAGTCCATCGCCGCTCCTTGAAGTGTTCCCTTCGTTAGCAGAGGCAGGCATTGGAGAACCATAGTCAGCCTCGGGGAGATCGGCGGCTTTCCTGAGAGCATTGTCCAGCTTAGTGTCAACACTGAGAGCACCAGACGCTGCTGTTCTCTGAACAAACTTGGAAAGATCATCGAGATTCCGGGCTTCCACTTCACCAAATTGAAGTTTCGGCATATCCTCAGCAGAGAATCGCCAGCCATTCAAGGCAAGTGTCTGGGGAACCAAGTCTCGGTTGATGACATCTTGGATAGCTTTGAGATAACCTTCGAGGGCAATACCAAGGATGTTGTTCTTAGTGTCGCTCAGGGCATAACTCCCAGAGGAGTCTTGGCCCATCTTTAAGACATCCGCCAAAAATACAGTGTAAATCTCATTCTGTTTCCGGCGAATAATGTCATCGGAGCTGTATTGTTTACCCCCGCCGTCGATGCCTGTGAGCTTGAAATGGAAAAGCTCTTTGCCATTCTCATTGTAAGCAATGGGCGTTATGACATAACTTTGGTCGCCAGCCGAGAGATTAGCTGCGTCTTGCTTCATCTGGTTGATGTTGCGATCTTCGGGGCCACCCGGATTAGACGCTGCCTTTGCTAAGTATTCAGCGTCAACACCAATGTCAACTACCCCAGCCATATCCTTGGTCATCCCAACAAGCTCAAGTTCCTGAGCCAATGTCTTTTCTTTCCAAGGGATGTAACAGCCTTTCAGGGCTGCTGTGCCTTCGGGGTTTTGTCCATGAGGCATGTTTCGGAAATGCAGAAACTTTTTCCTCGGAATGAACACTTCGCCAGCCGGAGAGCTAACTCCGATTCTCGCAGGGTTTTGATTGACGCCTTTGACAAGGCCATTCTCTGAGATTTCCCAGCCTGTCAATGTATCCTGCGGCCTTGACGGAAGATGTTTCCACTTGAGCTTGCCCTGCCATTTCCCTGAACTTACCCGCGTATACACCTTCTCATTCAAAGCAAATCCTTTGAAGATGTGATCCACGGTTTGTCCAATGAAATCACGCCAAGACATATCATCCATGTTTGCCATGGAAAAGCTGAGAAATTCAGCGGCTTCCCTCACTTCCTCTGAGGCATCCTCGGGATACGTAGGGTACCAGTCGGCCTTGAGAAGCATCATCTTGACGAAGTTGGTGACAGAGGCAATCGTTGGGTCAAGCATCATTTGCCGATAGGTTTCCCCAGCATATGGCCAACGAAGACTGACTTTGGATTCCTCGTAGATGTAGCCCGAGATTTCCCTTAGCCCTGTGTAGCCAACGCCAGACAAATCCATGCGGCTCACAGCTTGTGACTCACTGGACACCCCGGATTCATCGACTTTCGTATT